ATTTCACCAGTATCAGCATTGTAGACTAATTTGTTACGGTATTTAACCATAATATCACGAACATATTGTTCTGCTTTAACTGTAGGCATGTTACCTACGTCGATATAGAATACTCGACGCTCCGGCGCTCTGGAGAGACGATAAATGACTGTTGCATCTTCTACCATTCTAAGGTTATTGAATGGTTTAATTGATTTGTGTAGATATGAAAGTACCATGGTTTGTTTTGGATCCATGATACCTGAATTAACATTTACTATGGAATCTAGAGCAATTTTAGAACCTAAGTTGGTTCCAGAACCAATCATACCTCTTTCATTATAGAGATAATATTCTATTTGCTTTTTGATAAGATCGATACCTGTTTGAGGATCTTTCATTTTTTGAATTTCACGAATCTTACGGATACGACGAGGATCAATATACTTTAATTCTTGAATACCTAATGATAAGTTTTCATCGTCAACTACCATATGGTAAAATAATCTGCCGTCAACATACCATCTGCGAAAGATGTCATGACCCATATTACCAAAATTGAGTAGTTTTAAGATATATTCAAATTCATCTTCAATTCTTTTTTTAATACTTGCAGGAACTTTAAGTTCGTCCAAGTTGATTTCGACCGAAGTACCAGAATCTTCGATAACAATCGCCTCATTGACGATTTCATCCAACGCTGTTTCCATTTCTGGTTGGATGGCAAGTTCTCGATACTTGGTAATTAGTTGAGTTTCGTTGCGGAATGTGCCGTCTAGATCGACATATGTTCCATAGTAACCGGCACCAGCAACCGTTACCGCTCCATCATCATTGGAGGGTATGCTAAATGTTTTCTTATTTGTATCATTATCTTGTTTTGGTATCTGCTTTTCAGCACCAATTTCGAAACCAAATAATTTCACAATATAATCCTTTTATTAGAATAAAATTCCATGGAGATTTCTCTCCATGGAATTCTTGGTGTAGTATATTAAGCTGATGAAGAATCGGTTGTAGGTGAAATTGGACCTAGAGATTCCCACCACTGATAGGCGAAGGTAACAGCAAATTCTTCAATCTGGTCACCGGATGCCCAATCAAGGTCGATTGCAGAAACGTCAGTTGGGAACGCACCAACAATTTTATATACCTTGATAGGTTCACCTGTTTTTGCATACTGTGTAACGAAAGCGTCTACCTGATACTGTGCAGCAACAGCAAGACCACCGTTACGAAGGTTAGCAACATGTGAATTTAGACCGGACATCCATCTTTCAAAAGCGTTGCGGATAGCAAAATCTTCATCATTGATAACTGTGAATGACCAGTCAGGAAATGTTCTGGTTCCTGCTACCTTGATCTCACGACCAAAGTAATTAACAGGAATCGAAGAAACACTGTCGCCTGGTAGGGATGTTGAACGTGCCTTAAACGTTACCTGCTGTGCGGGCGCCCCTGGGGCACCCAACACGTTAGGAAATGTAATAGCCACGTCAAATAGGGCTGCTCTTGCTCCATCGGTGACAAGACTTGCTCTAAATGCTTGAACATTAAATGCCATTTCTTAATTCTCCTTTGTCTTTATTTATTAGAACTTGCCAACAACTTCGGAGAAGGCAACACCAGTTCTAACCGCTACGAAGTTCAACTGAATAAAGTTGATAGAACGGGCTGGCTTAATATAAATGTCCCCGATGAACTCATTTCTGTCAATGACCTCAGGAGTGTTGTTTGAATCGTCACAAACAACCTTGAAGTCAAATATACCGCGACGGCCCTTAACATCACGAAGGAATGGCTCAACAAGAGCAACAAATTGGGCACGGGTAAATTCATCATTGAACTCGAATAGTGAATACTTGGCAGCCTTAGAGATTGCCTTTTCGAGAACAATGAATAGACGACGAACGTTGATACGGTCGAAAGCACTTGGTTTAGCAAGCATGGTCTTATCGCCATATAGAACAACACCTTCGCCTTTGAACTCTACAACTGGATTAATACCATTCTTGTATAGTTCGTCTCTATAAGTTTTATTTGGATTCCAAGATAGTTTAACAACATTCTTGATATTTCCACGATTGAAACCGGCTGGTGAAAACCAAGCGTCTCTTTCGAAGTCTGTGCGGGCACATAGACCAGCAATATCGCCATTGAGTGGAACCCAACGATAAACGTTATTATACTTATCGAACTGTTTTTTCCAGCCAGAATCCATAACAGCATATGAAGATGAACTAAAGTCATTACGATATGTAATGATGTCAGTAGCTTCCTGGCCAGCATTATTAACAACATCATTCATTAATGGTGAAATAAATGCTACAGAATCTCTACGATATCCTACAATATTATCGACTACATATTCTGATACCAACTGAGATGCACTACCGGTCATAACTAGTGAAATGTCAACATCTTCTGGGCTATAGAACTTATCATAACCACTAATGACATCGCTGTTTTGAACAGCACCGCCGCGGCTACCTTCACGGAAGTTCATCGTATAAAAGTTGCTAGTTTGTGCAAAGGTTGTTCCTTGAGCAAGATCACCCCATGTTGATGTTTCAATAACCAAAGTGGTTGAGTTTAGAGCATGGTTAATTGGCCACACATACTCTGAACGTTGTGCTAAAACATCGGCATAATAATTTGATGAACCATCATCGTTTTTAGCATCGGATGCCTTAGAAACGAAAGAATACTTTTCTAGGACGGTATTAGCAACTCCAGAAAACTTACCAAATGGATCAACAACGATAATGTGCATTTCGTCGTTAGCACCACCTTTTGTAGCAACATAGTTAGATGTGCTAGGAGCTCTTTGAAACTCATTTGCATATTCCCAAGAAGCATATGCAGTTGCGTTTGCGGATGCCCAAACAGAAATTCTTAGACCATTACCTAGATCACCAGGATAACGAGCGGCAAACATGCCAGAAGTATTTGCAGTATCGACATCAGAGAATAGAGCATCATATTTATCTTCATTATTAATAAGAACACCTAGTGTGCCTGTAGTAGCGTTTAGTGCAGTTGTATTTGCTGCACGAACGACCTTCAAATTCTGAGCATAAGATAGAAAGTTTGCACAGGTGAAGAATGATGTGTATGTATTTGAGTCTGGTTTACCGAAATAACGAACTAGGTCTAATTCATTGCTAATTGTAAATATTTCACCAACTGGACCCCAATTAAAATCACCGGCAAACGCACCCACTGACGTAGAAACGGATGGAACAATGGTCGTTAAATCGATTTCTGACCATGTTACACCAGGGGAAAGTGAATATGCCATCTTTTACTCCTTTTATAGGTTGGAATGGTGTATAATTTCCATTTCACCTTTATTTAGCAATTTGATGTTTTTAGAAAAATTACCAGTTACTATTTTTGGTAAAATTAAAGTCATCAAATGGATATAATTGTTCTCTCTCGCTTCTCCATAGGTCACCAGAATCATCTTTCTCCACAATATCATTTAGACCATCGTCGATATATCCAAACGGAGTAATTTCTCTGTCCAGGATATCTAGTTGTTCTGCTTGTAAAACTTTTCTTACATCATTTGATACAGTTTCTTTGAATAGTCTCTGGGAGGTAAGCCAACCAAAGTGTACCAATGTCATCGCAAGATCGTCATTACTTCCTTCTTCAGCAGCAAATGTTTTTCTAGCGGCGGAAAAAGAAGATAATTCTATGATCGTATCAGCATCACATAACAATAGTTTATCCGATTCTATTAATGCTTTTAGATTTGAACATCCTATATTCTTACTCTGTAACGTAGTCTTTAAACCAAAAGCAATTTTGTTTTTACCTGCACCAAACCCTCCAGATGCCTGAGTGCCCTGTTTACCTTTAATCTGGAACTTTAGAAGGTTATCATATGCAAGTTCAAAGTGTAAAATATCTGCAACTTGAAGGCCGATAGAATTGATTTCTACTAATACAAATGCTTCGTTATATTTCATACCAACCGAATAAATTACCGTTGGTAAAAGCAACGGAGCAATTTCGTTGTTCCTGTATTTAGCCACCTGTCGATAAGGTATTTCAGTAACATCGAATACGTTAAATGTTGAATAATCAAGGCCTTGTCCTTCAGCGACATCGACACACATGACATAGGTACGATTTGGAACAGGATGTTCATATATGTCAAGACGATCATTACTTTCAATTGGATTACGGAATGAAAGTGAACGAAGTTTAGCTCCGCTAATTAGAGTATTCGTAGAACCTAAGAACTCGCAACCAAATTCTTGATCGAACTGTCTCTGACTAGTATTACGAATAGTTTGTTCTGCCCATTTTTGATCACGACCAGGTACTCTAGACCAATGTATCTCAATGAATTTATAGTCTGATCTACCTTCAGTAGCATCCATCCACATCTTGTAGAATAGATTCATACCATTTGGTGTAGATACCACAACAACCTTAGATTTCTGACCAGATGAAATGGTAGGATAGGTTGACATAAAGAACTCTTCTGCAATATTATTGGGAACGAACGCAAACTCATCCAGAAAGATTAAATTGAATGAGAAACCACGAACAGATGATCCTGAGGTTGAGTCGGCTAGAACTCTAGAACCATTGGCTAACCAAATAGATCCTTTGTTCCACTCTTTGATGCCTTGTTTTAAAAACATAGGTAGATATTCAAATGCTAGTTTCAGTTTACCTAGCAACTCACGGGCTGTAGGTGCACGGTTAGCAAGGATAGCGACCACAAACTGTTCGTTGAATAATACTTGATGTAGGATATATGCTACGCTAGTGGTAGATTTGCCGACCTGACGAGGAAGTTTACAAATAGAGAAACGATTGTTGTGGAAGGTATTAACCATATCTTCCTGAAAGTCCCACATTCTAAATGGAATCAGACCTTGATCGACGTTAATGATTCTGACATACTTCTTAGCAAAGTAAACAGGATCATCTATACACTTTTGATATTCTTCCAGTTCATGTTTAGTAAAAGCGTGTCTATATTGTTCATTTGGAAGATTAGGATTATTTTGATAACTATACGGTGTTCTCGCCATCTTCTTCTTTCTTCTTTTTAATGGCGGACAATAACTCTGCGGCCGATCCTACAAATACAGCCTGTTCGACATTAATATTACTATCAGTATTCTTTTTACGAGGATCACTATCAGGATCAGGACCTTTAAGGTCTTTTGTCATTTTTTGTAGTTGATACAAGTCTTTAGTTGTATCACCTACTGTTTTAATAAGGGTAGACACAACTTCAAAACCTCTTGCTGATTCTTGCTGTCTAGCGATAACTGAGATTTCATCAATGGCATCATTACCTTTCTGAATCAAATTACGCAAGACCCTACGGGCCAGTAGATAATCTTCTTCCTGATCCTTTACAGTATTGATAACCTCTGGTTCCGGTTCATATACTGTTACATTCTGTGATTTTACTTCAACGGGGGTATGATCAATACCTAAAGCATCTGATAAATTTTTGTCGAGTCCCATAATTATTCCTCAATATCTGGCCATTCTGTAATATCTACTGTATATCCATAATCGTCTCCTGGTTTAGCATTGATTGGATCAGGAGTGATCTTAATTTCTGTTAACTGTAAAGGAGATTCATCGAAAGATGCTATTCTACATACACCATTTGTAGATACTGCATGTATTGTATTATTAACTCTAAACTGACCTTGAGTGGCTCCAAGAGTTAATTTACCGGTATTAGCTGCATATTTGATAACTATACCATAAGCATTGGCTGTATCGACATTCTTGCCTGTGTATACCAAATCATCAGCCTTAAAAGTACCATTTGCTCCTGTTACATTAAGTCTTGTAATATATCCAGATTTCAAAGAAGGATCATTATAGATATTTGCATATACGGTACGAATAATTTTTGGATATGAAATTGGGCCATAGTAATACATTTTCATCGTAAAGGTTAACGTCCAGTTTACATAACGTACCGAATCATAATTTCCTTCATATTCTATAGAGTTTGTCACTGTGTTTAATATAATAGGAATATCTTTCAAGAATCCTAAATCAGGAATCATGTTTGTAGTGACAGTAAAATCTGGATTAAAAAATGGTAGAATTTGTTCTACAATATGTGCACCATCATCTATGTTTCTAGCATATATGTTTAATGCAAACGTAATATCATATGGAACTCCCATATACATTGACGATACATGGCTTGAGGTATTTGCTTTAGCAGCTTTTAAAAGTGAGTTTTGTTTTCTATTGGCATCATAGCTGATACCTGTTACCTCGAAACTCATCCTAGGTAGAACCACCTGTAACTGTTTCAATAGGTCTGGATCAGAAAAGATACGAGTAACCATCTTTTCCTTTGGAGCATATATGATAGGAACAAGAAACCTGTTAACCTCTTTTCCTGTATTACTATTTGTTCTAATAACATGGATATCATCAAACATTCTACCGAATAGAATGACCGCTTTACGAGTTAACTGGTGATAGAAATGTCGATTACCTAGAATTGGAGTTATTCCTTCTTTTTTCCCAAGATAACTTGGCAGATTCTCTCATTTTTTGTCTATGTTCTTCGGATTTAG